AGAGTTTCAAGACTATATGGGTCGTATCAAAGGCACTGATGATGTAGATAAAAAAACAGGTCAAATTAAATTAGATAAAAAAGGTAACGAAAAATACGTTACTGGCAAAACTAAGACTGACAAGTATAAGATGCCATATATGCATCGTAGCAGTGTTATTGAATACTATGATGAAGCTGGTAAACGATTCAAAGAAGAAGCTGTTGTTGATGCATTGAAACAACGTCCTAAAAAGTTACTAAAGCAAAACGAAAAGATGAAGCACAGCAATGGAGAATTTGAACAGTTCTTCAACGTAGGCTTTGCCGCATTGACTGGTGTTGCAGTAGATGAAGCAACTAACAAACTAATCATTGTTAATACATGCCCGGGCGCCGGTAGTTGTAAAGTAGATTGCTTTGCAATGAAGGGTGGTAAAGTTCAATTCAAGGCTGCTTGGTTAAGTGACGGACGCATACTAACATACTTGTTGAATGATCCAAATGGGTTCTTTAGTCAATTAAGTAGTGAAATTGCTAGCGAAGAAGCTGCCGCTAGTAAAGGTGACAAGAAATTTCCTAATGGTTGGCAAGTAACAGTTCGTTGGCATGATGCAGGTGACTTCTTTAGTCCAGAATATTTAGACATGGCATTAAAGATGGCTGCACAACATCCAGATACTAAGTTTTATGCTTATACAAAGATGGCTGGAGCCGCACTTGCACAAAAACCACCTAACTTCATTATCAATTGGAGTGAGGGTGCTAATACATCGCAAGAGAAACAAGTTAAACAAAATGACCCTAACTTAGATACCACTAAGAACAGTCGTATTGTCCCTGAGAATCTATTCTATGACTTGTTAGCTAAAGATGCTAAGGGTAATCTAGCAAAAGGGGCTGCCGGTCAATGGCAAGTTTCTAGCCCAGAAGCATTAAGAGAATTAAAACAGCGTCTATCACAAGCATATCAACTTAGTGTAAATAGTATTCTATCATATGAAGAATATATGGCTAAAAGAAATGCTATTCCTGCTGGAATGAAATACAATGTCATTGTTGCACCAGGCGAAGGTGATGTAAGTGCAAATGATCCTGGCGTATTATCTACGTTATTACTGAGACACTAAAATGGAAAGAGGTGTAATAGACTTCTATCTAAAGAATAAAGGAACCCCTCCTGGGAAATAAAATGTTAGCAGACAACCTAAAAATATTATTAGCTTCAACTGAAACATTTTCATTGAAGTCACGTAACTTTCATTGGAATGTAGAGGGAAGTGATTTCCCGCAATATCACCAATTCTTTCAAGACCTATACAATGAGACATACGAAACAGTAGACAAAATTGCAGAGTATATCAGAGTATTAGATAGCTATGCACCAGGTAGTTTAACTCGTTACCATGAGTTAACGATTATTGAAGACCAAACAAAGATTCCACGTGCTGAATTAATGTTTGCTGAATCATTGCAAGATTGTATGAAGATGATTGCATTAGTAGTTACAATGTTTGATATTGCTACGGAAGAACGTCAACAAGGTATTGCTAATTTCATGGCTGAATTGCAAGACTTATATGCTAAAAAAGCATGGATGATTCGTAGTATTCTTAAAACAGACCGTGAATAATGAACCCAAACGATTACCCTGTATACCCTGAGGACGATGGAACCGATAAACCCCGTAATCCATACAGTCCCGTCTAAGAACACACCTACCTTAGGACCGTGTGGCCCGGCTGCTGGGCAGGCAAAGCGATTCGCTACCGTAATGCTTGAAGTGAGCTTTTTTCAGATAAATACATACTTATGAGAGCAAATGAATTCCTACGTGAGAGTCCAGAAAGCGAACTAGCTAAAAAGCTACCTTCGTTGAAGAAGTTCGACTATGATACCATAGACAGATTAATGACTAAGGTGTCAGAAAAACACGGGATCACTGGTAAAAAACTACATGACTTGTTTGTTAAGAAATATGGAAGTACACCTGATACTTGGGTAAAAGAATTAGATGAAACCTCGTTAGCAGATATGCGTAGAGCATTAGCGCAAATGGACAAAACTGATAATGTAAACCGTAAAGTCTATCATGGTTTTGGTGAATATGAATTAGCACAAAAGAAACAAGCTAAAATTGATAAAGAACATGAGGAAGAAAAGCGTCATCGTGTATCACCTAAACCTTGGCCAATGCAAATACGTGAGTCAGTTGAATTGACCGATGAAGAACGTGAAGCACATATCTATGAATTCATTGAATGGTGCTATAAATTACTAAACATCAAAAATAAACCCCAGTTTGATTTAAGTTATGATACAGAAGAAGCACAAGGTAATCATCATACTGGTTCACATAGTGGTAATAATATTTGGGTCTATGTAAAGAATCGCAATTTAGTTGATATATTAAGAACAGTTATACATGAACTTACACATCAGCGTCAAACAGAGCTTAACATGATTAAGCCAGACGATAGCTACCCGGGTAGCCCAATAGAAATGCTTGCAGACATGGTGGCTGGTAAGTATATTAAAGTTTGGGGCAAAATGCACCCAGAAATCTTTCAGTAAGGGTAATTTAACCTTAATCACGCAAACTGTTTGACTTCTTAGCGAATTAGTGTATAATAACTACTTTACTAAGGAAATCAAATGGAACCTAAACTTTTTAGCGGCGATCAAAAAATCAAATTAACACAAATTATCAATGAAGGCATGCAAGTCATGCACGAAGTTGAAACACTAAACGGTGGTCTTTCAGACACTATCAAAGCAGTAGCAGAAGAACTAGAAATAAAACCTAGTGTACTTAAGAAAGCTATTCGCATTGCCCATAAAGCAGAATTTGGTAAATCACAACAAGAGCAAGAATTGCTTGAAACCATTTTGACTGCGGCAGGTAAAACTCTTTGAGTTATGTAGATGCGATTCATTCACGGGATGATGACAAGATATTTGTCGTTGAGCGTGACAAAAATGGTAAGAGACAATACAACGAGTTTCCTGCCAATTATGTTTTCTATTATCCCGACAATAAGGGAAAGCATCGTAGCATCTATGGCAATCCCGTAAGTAGATTCAGCACACGCAAACGTGCAGAGTTTGAAAAAGAACGAAGAATACATGGTGGTAAGGAACTCTTTGAGAGTGACGTTAACGTGGTGTTTCGTTGTCTAAGCGAAAACTATTTGGGTATAGATGCTCCCAAACTACATACTTGTTTCTTTGACATTGAAGTAGACTTTGATCCAGAAAAAGGTTTCAGTCCTACTACTGACCCATTCAATCCAGTAACTGCAATCACTTGTTACTTAGATTGGCTTGACCAATGTATTACTCTATGCATTGCACCCAAACATATGAGTGAAGAAACAGCATGGGAAATCACACGCAAGTTTGAGAACACATTGCTTTTCAAAAATGAAAAAGAAATGTTTGATACATTCTTTCAGTTGATTGAAGATGCAGATGTATTGACTGGCTGGAACTCAGAAGGATACGACATACCCTATATGGTTAATCGTGTTACACGTGTAATGAGTAAAGACGATACACGTAAATTCTGTTTAATGGGTCAACTACCTAAGCCAAGAGAATATGAACGATTTGGTAAGTCAGAAATGACTTATGACTTGGTTGGTCGTATTCACATGGACTATTTGCAACTCTACAAGAAGTACAACTACGAAAGTCGCCATAGCTATAAACTAGATGCTATTGGTGAAATGGAAGTTGGTGAAAACAAAACTCAATACGAAGGTACTCTTGACCAATTGTATAATAAAGACTGGGAAAAGTTCTTAGAATACAATAGACAAGATACTATGTTGTTGGTTAAGATTCACAACAAATTAAAATTCTTAGATTTAGCTAACGCATTGGCACATGAAAACACAGTACTGCTACCAACAGTTATGGGTTCAGTAGCAATGATTGAAATGGCTATCTATAATGAAGCGCATGAGCGTGGATTAGTTGTACCAGATAAAAAACGGAGAACTGAAAATGCAGATGAAACACAGCAAGCCGCAGGTGCCTATGTTGCTACGCCG